AGCCCAATTTAACTGCAAAATATTAATTTTAGGCTATAAAAATTGGGGTAGAGGTGCCGAATTAATTAAAAATACTAAAATGGGTAAAGATATAGATGATAAAATTAATTGGCTTAAAGAAAATCTTCCTAAATATTTAAATAAATTTAAAGTTGTTTCTTTTGATAATCTAGCTATCAAGCAACTTGATGTCAAAAATATCTTAAGTAATGATGAATGGAATGAGTTTTATCAAGGAGATGATGGAACTATGACTATGTATGTGGATGGAGTTAAACAACAATTTGCTAGAACATCTACTTCCCCAGACAGATATGAATTAAAAGATAATATTGATGATATGTTTGAGGTGGTTAAGAATGAAACTAAGAGTCAGAGTTAAAACCAAGAATGATATCAAGTATTATAGCCCAGATACAAATTGGGCTTCTTTAATCGTTGAAGTTAAAGAAATTATGGAAGAGTCCCAAAATCATACTGTTAATGTTTTAGTTCAAATGATGGATACAATTAAAGCTGCAGGAATCATTTCTTTTGAACCAAAAGCAAAAGGTGAGTATATCATAATGGGAGAATATGAAAAAGATGAAAAATGGGGATGGCAGTTTAAAATAGATGGCGGTTATGAAAATATTAAATTAAATACATTAGAAGAAAAAAGATTATTTTTAGAGCAAATTTTAACTGAACGTCAAGTTGAAAGTTTATTCAATACATTTGAAGACCCTTTTCAACATATTGAACAAGGTGATGTATCAAAATTAATGATAGCCAAATATATAGGCGAACATACGGCAAATAGAATTATAGATAAATTTAAAGCAACTATGGATTTAGCTCCTGCATATAATTTCTTTAAGCCACTTGGCGTTACCCCATTATTAATAAATAAACTATGCGGTACATATGGAAGCGCCGAAAACGCTATTAAAAAATTTCAAAAAAATCCTTATATATTAGCAGATGATATAAAAGGTGTGGGGTTTTTAAGAGCTGATGAAATTGCTTTAAAATATAATGTTAAACCTGATGACCCTTTTAGAATTAAATCCGGAATAAGATATTTATTTAAAGATGTTGCCAATAATGAAGGTTCGACTTGGTTAACTATTGATAATTTTAAAACTCAAATTACAGAATTATTAAAAATTCCTTATGAAACGATTTGGAGTAATGTTATAGTAATGGTTGCCGAAAAAGAAATATATTTAGAAGAAGATTCTAAAATAGCTTTAATGTATTATTATGACTTAGAATGTAATATTGTTAATAAATTAATTAGTCTACAAAAAGCTGAATGCAAAACTTATACAGATGAAGAAATAGAAGAAGGAATAAAAAGAGCAGAAGAAGAACAAGGATTTGAATTTACAGATGAGCAAACAGAAGGAATAAAATCTTTATTAAAAAATAATGTATCTTTGGTAACAGGACTTGCAGGATGTGTAGATTGCGACACTGAATATTTTAATGGAACAAGATGGGTTCGCATTTCAGAATATAATGGAACTGATAAAGTTTTACAATATAATAAAAATGGAAAAGCCGAGTTAGTAATTCCAAATGCTTATATTATAAACCTCAGAGAAGAATTAAATTATATTCATACTAAATATGGGATAGATATGTGTATAAGTGATAATCACAATGTCGTTTATGAGAGTCCAAAAGGAGTTCTTTATAACCAACCATTTTATGAAATTAAAGATAAAATTAAAAAATTATCTTTTTATGGGAAAATATTAACAACATTTGATTATGAAGGAGAAGGCATTAATTTGTCTGATGATGAAATTAGATTTTATATTGCTGTGTTTGCTGATGGTTCTTTTAATAAAAATGTAAAAAGTGAACATTCTATGTGTAGATTTCATTTAAAAAAAGATAGAAAAAAAGAAAGATTAGTAAATCTTATAAAAAAAATAAACAAAGAATATCGCATTCATCAAAGTGTAGCTGACGGATATTTAGATATAAATGTTTATAATGTTAAAAAAATAAAAAATTTTCCAAAAGAATGGTATAACTGTAATAAACATCAGTTAAAAATAATTGCAGATGAAGTTATGTATTGGGACGGAAAATTTGAGGATAAGAATAGTTTTTCCACTAATAATAAAGAAGATGCTGATTTCATCCAATTTGTTTACTCAAGCTTAGGTAAAAGAGCAAGTATTGTTGTTACAGATAGACGAGGAAAAATAAAAGATAATAAATATCAATATAAAAGTATGGAATATCAAGTAAATTGGACTGATAGAATCCGTTGTGGTTTAAATCAAGATAGGAGAACAAATCATACTCCTACTATTATAGAAAAATATGAAACGAAAGATGGTTTAGAATATTGTTTTAATGTCCCTAGTCATATGTTAGTTTTAAGACGTAATAATAAAATATTTATAACTGGTAATTGTGGTAAAACCTCTATAATTAAAGGGGCCTATCAAGTGTTCCCTTATGATACTATTATTAGACAATGTGCTTTCTCTGGTCAAGCAGCTAAAAGAATAAATGAGGCAACAGATAAACCTAGTAGCACAATTCATAGATTATTAGGTTGGCAAGGAGAAAATTTTACATATAAAGAAAGTTATCCTCTCCCTGTCGATGTAGTTATTTTAGATGAAGTTTCTATGGTTGGTTTGGAATTATTTTGGAATTTGATACAAGCTATACCTAGAGGAGCAAAATTAATAATGTTGGGAGATAACGGTCAATTACCTCCAATTGGTGTTGGTAATTTGCTTAACGATTTAATGTTATCTCAAAAAATAAATTTTGTTGAATTAACTAAAATTCATAGGCAAGCAGAAAAGTCTGCAATTATTACAACATCTCAAAAAATTAGAAAGAAGTTATTTTTACTTTCTAGTGATTTTGAAAGAGATGAAACTTATGGGCAACTAAGAGATTTAACTTTAAAAGCAAGAGTTGACGCAGATTGTTTATTCGATGTTTTAATAGAAACTTTTATGGAAGAATACAATAGAAGTAAAGATATACAAGATATTCAAATAATAGTTGCACAAAATCAAAAAGTTGCTTTGGCACGTGACCAAATTAATAAAGAAATACAGCAAAGAATAAATCCTAAAAAATATGAGTCAGACCTAGAAATTAAAATTAAATATAAAAATGTTCTAAGAGTCAATGATAAGATTATCAATAGAGAAAATCATTATGATGTAGAAACTCCAGACGGAATACAAACAAGTATTTATAATGGTTCTATGGGAATAGTTAAAGAAATATCTACTAATTATATTATAGTTGATTTCTTTGATGAAGGAGAAATTATTATACCAAAAGAATATTATGAAGGGCTTGAACTTGCTTATGCAATCACTTGCCACTCTTCTCAGGGTTCTCAATTTAAAGTAACTATTGTTGGCTTTGATAATTCATCATATATATTATTATCTAATGAATGGTTATATACAGCCGTTACAAGAGCCAAAAGTATGTGTTATATAGTAGCACAAACGAGAGCTATTAATATGGCTGTGACACGTCATAAAACAGTTGATAGAAATACATTTTTATTAGAATTATTTAATAAACGCAATTAAGCGTTTTTTTATTGACAAAATTTAATTCTTATGATATTATTTTAATAAAGATAGAGGAGGTACGAAATGAGTGTAACAATTTATGACACGAAAGATGAAGATGCTTTAGCCACTCAAGGTTATAAGCCTTATAAAGATTCTACATTAAAATCAATGAATAAAGATGATTTGATTGACCAAATAAGATGTTTAGAACACAATTGGGCTGGAGAAATAAAGGCGTGTTGGTTACAATCTAATAGATTAGCTTTTACGGAACAAATTTTTGAAAATGTTATCAAGGATATAGAAGCATATAATCCTGAATATAGTGAATTAGATTATGATTATGAAGACAACGCTTATTTAGACTATCATCCAGTAGATATTGATTATATTATTAAAAATGTATTAGAAACATATAAAATAGACGAACCGTTTAGAGAAGAACAATTATTTGGTAATGTAGGATTTTTTAATAGATTTTTAAATGATAGGGATGGTTTTATTTATTTCACAGAAGAAGAACAAAAAGCCGTGGATAAATATATTAAAGAACATAGCATAGAGCCAAAAGATAATTTTTATGATTATTATGAGGAAAAGGAGAAAGAAAATGAGTAAATATGATACTACAACAAAAATAACTAATTTTAATGTTAATTGGATGGCTATTAAATCAGCCTGTATGACAACAATATCAAAACAAGCCGGAAAAGAGCCTAGTCAAGAATGGAAAAGGAAATTACTAATATGTAGACACTCTCCTATAAGAAGAGGAATAGTAAGTTGGAAATGGGAAAATATCCCTTATGCTATTAGTACACATTTTGCAAGACATCACGAAGGTTGTGAGAAGTTTATTGGAACAGAAAGAGCTGATAGAACAGAGGTAAAAGATAGAGCTGAAAGAAGTCAAATGAATTATGTACCTATGGAAATGGACGCCAACTTACAAGCACTTATGAATATAGCGGAAAAACGTCTTTGTATGTGTGCAGACCCAACAACAAGAGAATATATGGAGGCTCTAGTAGAAAAAATAAGAGAATATGACCCAGATATTGCGTGGTCTTTAGTGCCACAATGTGTTCGTTGCGGAGGATGTGTCGAACCATTTGGAAATTGTCAATATTATAATAATACATTTAAAGATATGCCATTGGAAGAACAAAATGATGTTATGGCGAGATACGATTATTATGATGAGCAAAGAGTTAAAAAATTAGTTTTAAAAAAGAAAGGTGATTAAAATGGCTAAAAAGAAAGATGTCAAAGAATTAGAACCGACTGAATATTTCGAAGGATTAAAAAGTAAAGTTCAAAATATTACAGATGAAGAATTGGTAGAGTTTTATCACGGATGCTTATCTCTTGTAGAAAAATATAAAATTACTGGACAAAAAAGAGTGATACAAAAATTAAGATTTTTAGTTGATTGTGTTGAAAAAGAGAGAGAGGCCGTAAAATTAGGCGTAAATTCTTTTGTATATAGAGAAGATATTGAAGAATATATCGATAAAATTTCTAAAGATGTAGTAAAAATTATTGAATTAGAAAATTATCCAAGAGAAATACCAGATAAGATTGTAGATATTATCGCACAAACTAAAGATATTTTTGACCAATTTTATGTAGTGTTTACTGATTATACTGGAGAGGTAGAGAAACAAGTTCAAAAAGAAAGAAGAGATAAAGACCCAATATTATTTGGTAGTTTTCAAAAAAATACCGGAACAAATAATTTTAACCGAACAGAAATAGTTATGAGTGATAGATTTTATTTCTTGGGAGATTGGGTTGATGAATATTGCGATTTAACAATGGATAAATTCTTAAAGGAAGCTGGCAAAGATAAATTAAAGACTATTGGAACTCCTAAAAATATAGAGGAGATTAGAGCTGAATTAAATAGATTGGACGATGATATGAAAATAGTAAATAATGCTCCAAAGAAATCATTTTTCGAAAAAGTTAAATCAGTATTTAAAAGAAGATGAAGAGAAATATAGATTTAACAGAAAATTTTGATTTTGCAATTCCTAGAAGAGCATCAACTCAAAGTACCCCTCTTGCAATTAGAAATTTAAATTTAGCCGTATGTAGTCGCAGTAAAAGTATAATTGGCAATATGATAAAGAAAGACATCGTAGATTTTTCTTATTGTATAGAAGAGGACATTGAACACGAACACGGTGGAATGATACAAGGGAATGGATATAGAAGAAGATTTATGAAGTCATATAATGAACCAGAAACTCATTGTGAAAGATGTGGATGTTCTAAAAAATATCCCTGGGAAGATTTTAGTACATTATTATGTCCTAAATGCAATAAAAGTATGGATTATGAATTTCATAAAATTCCTTGGAGGTGATAATAATGAAATATAATATTGAAATAGAAAATGTAAGGGCAGGGCAGCCAAGACCGTACGCAGATAGTGTTTTAGAATATAAAATTATTGTTTCCGGAGATTTACCAAACGATATAGATAGAATTATTGAAGAATTTTGCACCAAATCTTTAACTCATTGTGATAAAAAATATAATGATGAAAGGTTCTGGTATGAATCATATTACACATTTGATAAGTTAAATGGGAATGATGAGATATGTAAATATAAATTTATAGTTACCAGTCCATATCTCGATTAATGGGCGATATTATTAATAAAGGTGCAAAATATATAGGTTTATTTAAAGATAATCATACTATATTGGTAGATATGAGAGATATATTAGATATATTACCAACACAATTTATATTACAAAATGGTATGCCAATTTATGATATTATTTTTCAAGATGGATTACATTGGCAATTATCTATTGATAATGAAACATTAAAAATTTGGACAAAATACAAAAATAAACTTGACAAGAAGAAATAATTGTGTTATCCTTTAATTAAGATAGAGGAGGATAAAGAAATGAGTAAATTAACAGATTGGATTAACAATAAGGTTAATGAATTTGAGGTTGAAATGGAACCTAAAAAGAATGAAAAACTAGAAGAGAAGCAAACAAAGAAAAAGCTAAAAAAAGCTAAAAAGACGATTAAAGATATAGCCGATGAAAGAGATTTATATAGAGATAAATATATGGCTATTCTTGAAGAAAAAGGAGAGGGGTTCAATCAATATTTATATTATCAAAATAAAGCCAACGAAGCAGAAGCTGATGAAAAAGAAGCTCGCAAAGAAGTAAACGATATCAAAGGTGATTTAAAAGATTATGATAATGTAATTGGTAAATTGTTTATTAAAGAACCGGTAACATCATTAGAAAAATGTGATGATTATGATAACTTTTTAGCTTATGTTGTTAGATTGCATTTTATAGATAAGGATTTGCCACTTAAAGGTATTGCAAGTGCTTGTAAAAAATTATCGATTACAAAATCAATGATAAAAAAGGAATCATCATATTTATATAAAGTTCTTGAAGTTGATAAATGGGATATCGAATAGGTGATATTATGAATTTTATAAAGAAATATAAATATATTATTACTTTAATTATTTCAGTTTTAATTTCATTTACTTTAATAGTAGCTTTATTTAATTTAGTTAATAAATGGACTAAGATGTATCAATGTGACCATATACCATCTACAGAAGCACTAAAAGACGAACAATGTAGGGAATATTTTGGAATGAAGGTAAAAGAATATGATAAAAGAAAATAAAGATTTCATAATAAAATTAATACTATTTGTGACTATTTTTATAGAATCTATCTTTTTAGTTTTATATATTGAACGCAATAAACAAAATGCTCAAAAAATTGATGATTTAAAACAAGAAAATTATCATTTAGTTTATGAAAACAATAACTTGATAAATGAAAATGAAAGACTTGGTATGATGAATAGCGAAATTTGGGAGTTATTTATTGCCGATAAAAATATTAATAAAGGAGGAAAAACAAATGAGTAAATGTGCTGTTATAGAACCAATGGTAAAAAGAGTGCTAGAAGAAAACCCCGCAACTCGAGAAGATGATTTTACTCTTGTTTATGAGGTTTTTAAAAAATTTGTTCCTAATATTGATGAATTAAGTTTTAAAGAAGTTATGATGAATCATAAACATTATAAATTACCATATTTTGAAACAGTCCGTAGAACTCGACCTAAATTACAAAATATGTATCCGGAATTACAACCAAGCTCTAATGTGTTAAAAGGTCGTCAACTTGAAGAAGTTGATTATCGTAATTATGCTTTATCAAAATAAGGAGGAACGATAATGTTCAACTGGGATGATGAATATGAAAAATTTAAAATTATTATAAAAGGTAAATATTTAAAAGAAAATAATGATAGTCCTATTTTAACAGATATTCAAATAAAGAAAGAAGTTATAGAAGGAGAATATTTCTTCTTATTATATACATTATTATATTATGCTTCCCTTGTAATGTTAGATAATGATGAAAATGCTAACAGACAAAATTTTTTGGATATAGCAAATGAAATATGGATGAATGCCGTTAAGGAGGCTAGATAATATGGCTTATAATAGAGTACAAAAATTTGAACAAATTACAACAAATATGTTTGATTTATACAAAAGAAAAAATGCTGATTATGGCAACTCCGTTGCAAAAACATTTGATGAATATGGTTTAGTTTCATTCCTTGTGAGAATTGAAGATAAATTAAACAGGGTTGCTACATTAACAAAAAAATCTACAACCGAACAACAAGTTAAAGACGAAAAAATTGAAGATACACTGCTTGATTTAGCTAATTATTCTATAATGGCACTTATTGAATTAGATAGAGTAAAAAGCGAACAAGTCAAAGAAATGAGTGTTGAATAATGGAATTAACCGACAACGATTATCTGTCGATTTTGGATATTGAATTAAGTAAAAACCAGCAACAATCAGATAAGCTTTTACAAATTATGGTATGCGCTAAAACACTTGCTATTTTAAAAACTTCTCCAAATTTAATGATTTTAAATGAAAAAGGAGAAATCAAATATTTATATAGAGGTCAATATCCAGTTGTTTATAAAAAAGAATTAGATACTGATGCAAAAAATGATTTTTATTTTGAGGAGGTAGATGATGAAAAGTAATTTATATATTATGATAGGGTTGCCCGGTTCTGGTAAAGATACATTAGCAAAAGTTATGAAGAAACAAAATGAAAAAATGACATCTATAGAAACAGTTATTTTATCAAGTGATGATATTAGATTAGAATTATTTGGATGGGAAGACCAAACTCATAATAATGAAGTATTCCAGGAAATGCATAAAAGATGCAAACAATATTTACAAGAAGGTAAAAATGTTATATATAACGCAACTAATCTAAACATTAAGAAAAGAAAAAATCTTATTGATGAGATGAAAAAATATGCCACAAATATAAACGCTGTTTTATGTATTGCTACAATAGGAACTTTAATTGAACGTAATTTCACCAGACCAGAAAGAAAACTTCCGGAAGATAAATTATTTCAGTTATTCAAAACTATGAGTATTCCAATGAAATATGAGGGATATAATAAAATATTTGTTAGTTATTCAAATAATGTTGATGAAGAGTATGGAGATGTTATTAGTTGGATAATGAACATAGGAAAAGATTATGACCAACATAATGAACATCATAACGCAACCGTATTAGAACATCTTGAACTAACATCAAAAAGAGCTTTTGAATTAAGTGATGGAGATGAATGTTTGGGTATAGCCGGTAGATTTCACGATATAGGTAAACCATATTCAAGAGAGTGGAATGAAGTAAAGCAAAAATATACATATTATAATCATCATACTATAAGTGCATATATGTATTTAATGTATTGGAAATTTAAAAATGACCCACATCAAAGTTTCTATATGCTAGAGTTAGATGATAATGCAATGGATATTTCAATGTTAATATATCATCATATGGATAAATTTATTGGCAATTTAGATAAAACCAAAGAATTACTTGGTGATAAATTATATAAAAAATTGGAAATATTAATGGGAGCTGATGCTTACAGGGAAGGAGATAAAGATGAATAACTTAAATTTCTTTGACAAAGAAATAAAAGAAGTAGATATAGTATTTGAAAATTGTGAGGTATATACCGTTCCAGCAGATTGTATTTATCGTATGACAATAGATGATATTAAATTTGCGTTAACAATGCATTATAATGGTTTAAACGAATATGAAAAACCTGGTAACGTAACAGATTTTACAAGCTGCGAATACGCATCTATAATTTTAAATAAAAAAGGATTAGAATGTACAAGTAATTGGGACGAAATGGATGATGAAAAAATATTGTTAAAAGAACGTATAAAACACAATGATATTACGCAACTAGATATAGTTTATACCGATGATACTCACATAAACATATTAGTTCCTTGGGAAGATGGAAATTCAGAATATGATAATAAATATCAACATAATTATATTAAAGATGATATGATTGTTGTTGATATAGATAGAAACTATGATGAAGAAAAAGAAACTCAAGTAAATGACGAATGTTACGAAACTTATAAATATGATATGTATGAAGAAAAATATCATAGCGATGTTCCTGATTATGTTCAAGCAGCATTTTCATTAATTGACGAAGAATTGGCTAGAGTAATGTGGAATATCAATCAAGAAGAATTTGATAGCCCATTTAGCAATACAGGAGAACGATTTAAAAATGATATATTTGAAGTTGAGGCTTATAGTTGGGATGATGAATATGACCAAAAATATAATTTTAAATGGAAAGATTATAAAGTAAGATGGTATAAACATTGCAAAAGAGACCCGCAAGCTAACAAAGACATAACTCCAGAAGAATGTTCTCAAATGTTAAGTGAATGTTTAGAATCTATTCGTTCTATGGATATAAATGAAGATGATTTACTTACTAGCCAAGAAAAGAAACATTATTGTTTACATTGTGGTGAACCAACAGAATTTAAAGAATTACAAAATGGTAAATGGGCTTGCGAAAAATGTTTAAACGATTTAGGGAAAGAGCAAATTGCTTTGAAAGAAGAAATTGAAAATACTTTATACGAATTTGGCTTTGATAAGGAAGAAGATATAACAAATTGTATTGACACTTTTATTGATATTGTGAAATATGCAAAAAATAATACTACAATAGAAACATTAGACCATCTAATAAAAGGTTTAGGTGCTGTAAGTATATCTTTAAAGTATGAAAATGGCTTATTAGATGAAGAAACTAAGAGAAAAATTGACGAAGAAACTGCAAAATATAAAAAATCTATTGACAAATAAATAAAAATATGATATAATGATTTTGTATATCATAAAAATAGAGAGGCGTTAGAGCGTGGTCAAACAAAAGACTCCTAACAAGTTACTATACGAATAGCCGGCTCGAGCGGTGTATAGAACAAAAAACGCTCTTTCAATAAGTAAATTTCATCATACAAATCGGGACACAAAAGATGAATTAGAGAATATATTTTGGTAGGACAAAATATTAGTATCGCTTATTGCTCATTCAATCACCTCTTTACTTTATAGAGGTATACCTCTTCTTAGGGGATTAGTTTAATAGCAGAACATTGGTCTCCAAAACCAAGAACGAGGGAGCGTTACCTTCATCCCCTGCCATTTAATAATTAATGGGGACAGCAGATAGCTACTGTTTCTTAGAACCCTTATTTCTAAGATTACCCATTTATTATATATATTTCTATAAGGGAGGAATTTATATGAAAGAAATATGGAAAGATTATATTTATAATTATCAAATTAGTAATTTTGGTAGAATTAGAAATAAAGTTACTAACAAAATTTTAAAGACTAGAGTTAACGCAGAAGGTTATTTATGTGTATGTGTTAGTTTAGGTAAAAGACATTCTTGTAAAATGGTAAAAATTCATAGAGCAGTTGCAGAATGTTTTATACCTAATCCAAATAATTATCCTGTTGTGAACCATATTGATGGGAATAAAGAAAATAATTTGTATTCTAATCTTGAATGGTGCGATAATAGATATAACACTTTACATTCTTACAAATTAGGATTAAAGAAACCAGTTAAAGGAGAGAGATTTTCTCATTCTAAACTATCAATAAGCGATATAAATTTTATTAGACAAAATTATATACCGAGAGATAGACAATTTGGTATAAGGGCTTTAGCTCGTAAATATAATGTTCATCATAAAACAATTGAGGATGTAATACATTTAAGAAAATGGGTCGTTGGTGGAGAAGTTAACACGTCTGCCTGTCACGCAGAAGATGAGGGGAGCGTTACCCCTACGACTCGCCATTAAAATTTGGTTTATACGGTAGATTAACTATGATGGTTAAAAGTAAATATCATTGATATTGAAGTTCAACGTGTAAATATATATACAGCCCTTGTTGGCTGTTTGAAGGACAAAATACCCCTGTTGTCTTTCAAAGAGTCAACAAAGGTATGAAAGAAAGGTGATTTAGATGATTAAAATTAAAAGTACAAAAACATTTATTAACGAAGATGCTGGTGTCATAGTATTTAAAATTTATGATGCGCTTGGAAGAGAATTTATTGGTAAAAGCAAGTGCTCAAAAGAAGATAAGTTCGATAAAGATTTTGGTGAAAAATTAGCATATTTAAGAGCAAAAAGAAAGTTTGCACAACACTATGCGAAAGTTGAACATAGATTATTAAATACTGCAACAGAAACTTATGAAAGAGTTAAAGAAAAATTAGATAAAAATATTATTAAATATAATGTTATGGATGAAAACATCAGTAAAACAATTTCAAAAATGTTAAGCGATTAATTTCGCTTTAATGCCGACTTAGCACAATTGGTAGTGCAATTGATTTGTAATCAATAGGTTTCGGGTTCAAGTCCTGAAGTCGGCACCATTATGGGGCTGTTTCTGGTTTCGACAGGAATAGTTGAAAAGTCACAATACAAGTCGTTGGTAAACGTAAAATACAAAATTAAAAATAAACGGAAACATTTTAAAACAATTCTCTAATAAAGTTAAATCTTTATTCACTTTAAATAGTGTGGCTTTCGCCTAGTCGAGAGCAAAAGAGACTTCTATATGAGTATCAGAAGCCATCAGAAAAAGTATAGTCGATTAACGATGCAAAGATGGACACTTTATTGACTGTCTCTAGCCGTGGAATATAAAGTGATTTACTGTGATGCGTAGAGCCATTTACGGAAGCTATACTCAGCCAAGATAAATGGAGAAGAATAAGTCTTATATAGATAGAGTATTAAAACTTGTAAGGCAGAATGAGATTTGTGATTAGTAAAATATTTTTGGACACGAGTTCGATTCTCGTCAGCTCCACCATCGGGGAGTAGTTCAGTTTGGTAGAACACTGCGTTTGGGACGCAGGGGTCGCCTGTTCAAGTCGGGTCTCCCCGACCATTAATAAGATACTTTCATTTTTTTTACTTCCTATTATTATAAACACCCCTCGTAGCTAAATTGCATTGGAAGAAGGGCTCTGCGATTAAGGTTTGATTATACCAAAGAATGCAAAAGGTCAAAATAATCAGTAATATAAGAGATAAAACTACACAAAATAATCCTTAATCTTTTTATTTTATGGGGCGTTAGTTCAATTGGGAGAACGCTACCCTTGCAAGGTAGAGGTCGCCGGTTCGACCCCGGCACGTTCCACCATAAATTTGGCGTTATATTCCGTTAAGGACACGGGGCAGTCTGTAAAACTGTTGCGAAAGCTGGTTAGGTTCGATACCTAGGAACGCCACCATAAATGTCCACTTACTCAAGTTGGTGACGAGGACAGTTTGCTAAACTGTTAGTTCGGTTATGCCGAAGCAGAGGTTCGAGCCCTCTAGTGGACGCCATATGGTGAGTATAGCCCAATGGTAAGGCGCTGGTTTGTGGCACCAGTCATTAGAGTTCGATTCTCTATGCTCACACCATTATGCACCTGTAGTCAAGTGGTTCAAGACGCAGAGCTGCAACCTCTGTATATGTCGTTAGTTCGAATCTAACCAGGTGCTCCAATTTAGTTAGGTAGATAGATAGAAGTTAGGAGAAAGATAGTTATGGTATTAAAGACAGTTAAAAGAAGAAAATATGATATTAAAAATTCAACAGAAAGTGAGACATATTTAGAAACAGATTATTTTGCTGATATTGATTATATAAATAAGAGTTTACCTTTGGAACATAAAGATGAAAAAACGGAAAATATAAAATTGTGTTTTAAAGATGGTAGAGAATTGGTTCTTATATTAAGAACATTAAAAAATAATGTTTGGGTTGATAATTATGAACACGTATTCTTAATGAATGATGAAGGAAAAACAATAGAAAGAATAATATAAAAAAATAAATACCTAACTAAATGCTCGTTTAGCTCAGTTGGTTAGAGCACGATAGTATAAATATTATTAATCAAGTTTTACAAGATTATAATAAAAAAAATATTATTACTCATTTTATACCAAACAATTTAGGAACAGGAGCTATTAGAGAATTGGCATTACAAAATGTTAATAGTAAATATTTTATTTTTGTAGATGCTGATGATTTAATTTCAGAAAATTATGTTCAAAAAATATTATCATACATAGATAACAATTCTAATATTGATATACATCATTTTGGCGTTAGAGTTTATCCCCTAGGAGGAACGGTTTGTTTTGGTATATCTTTATGGGATAAGGTATTTAAAACATCTTTTATTCGACAAAATGATATTCATTTCAATACAAATCTTCATAATATGGAAGATAGAGATTTTATGGATAAGGTTTTCAATAAAAATCCAATAATGGAAGAACATTTAGAAGATATTTTATATGTATATAATATTTCGATACCAAATACATTAACACATAATGGAGATGTATGGTTAAATAATTATAACAATATTAAAGAAGAATGCAGATAATTTGTCGTAAAAAGTATATAAAAATTACGACAAGAGGCGTTAGAGAAACGATTATTGAGAGTTGCTGTGGTTCAGGGTAAATAATAAGCCTCTATGTAAGTCCATCCTTGGGATACGGCACAGCGCCCCAAGGCTTTATATTATGCCGTGTGTCCGGGCGGTGAGGGAGCGGTCTTGAAAACCGTTGGTCTGAAAGGGCTTGCAGGTTCGAATCCTGTGCACGGCGCCATAAAAATATGCCCGCCTACGCAAATTGGCAAAGCGGCTTGACTTAGAATCAAGTGTTTCAGAGTTCGAATCTCTGGGTGGGTACCAAAATAATTGTCCTCTTAGCTCAGTTGGATAGAGCAACGCCCTTCTAAGGCGTTTGTCCGGAGTTCGAATCTCTGAGGGGACGCCAGATTTTATTTTATAGTTGTGGAGAAAGGATAATATTTATGACAAAAGAAAGTTTCCCCTCCCGTAAGGGAATAAGGAAAGTTTTTAGCAGAAAAGTCATTGGTTTATTAATAATTCTTCTAGTAAGTTTATTATTTTTAACTGGATTTTACTCATCAACAAATCAAAATCAAAGCATTTCTGCTGAAGAGCAAGAAAGGTTTAGAAATGAGATTGTAGAGAAATATGTTAAAGAATTAGAAAAAGACGGATATGAAAATATAACTTATAAAACAAGTGCAATCATAGAATTTTCAAAAAAAAATCATATCCAAATTAATATGACAAGGCAACCAGGAGAGAGTTTAGATGATATGATTATCAAAAGATATGATTATTATGCAACTTATTATAAAGTAACAATAGGAGAAAAAGACTATTTATTTAAGAATGAGGATAGCGCCAAAACGTTTATTCAAAATATTAATAAGTATGATAATAATAAATATTCAATAGATAAGATTAAGAAGTTAATTAAAAATGAAACTTCACAAAATGAAATAAATGATATTATAGATGTAAAAAAACAAGAATATGAAAAGAAAAAGGCAGAAGAAGAAGCAAGAAGAAAAGCAGCCGAAGAACGAGCTAAAAAACAACAATCCACAACAAATAATAGCTCAAGTTCACAAAGCGTTAGCGAAATGAAGGCATATGCTTATAGTTTGATTATTGCCAATGGATGGAATGAAAACGATTATAATGCTTTTGTTCAAATAGTTAATCACGAATCAGGATGGAATCCTTACGCAAAAAATAAATCGTCAGGAGCCTATGGACTTTGTCAATCATTACCGGCAAATAAAATGTCTGCTGCAGGAAGTGATTATTTAACAAATTATAAAACTCAATTAAATTGGTGTTTGAATATGTATATTAAAAATAGATATGGTTCACCATCTAATGCTTGGAGTTTTTGGCAATCACATCACTGGTATTAAAAAAAAATAATTAATGGGGACAGCAGGTTCGAAACTGTTTATCTGAAACCTTATCGAGTAAGATATTACCCATTTATTATATATATTTCTGATAAGGGGGAATTAATATGGAAAAAGAAATTTGGAAAGACATTAAAAACTATAAAAATATCTATAAAATAAATGATTCTGGTGTTATTAAAAATATAAAAACTAATAAAATTATTAAATCTAGTATTAATAAATATGGTTATTATCAAGTTTCTTTATATAATAATGGAAAAGCAAAAAATGAATTAGTCCATAGATTAGTTGCTCAAACATTTTTAACAAATAAAGAAAACAAACCAACAGTCAATCATATAGATGGGAATAAATTAAATAACAATATTTCTAATTTAGAATTTGCAACACAAAAGGAGCAACATAACCATAGAATTCAAATATTAAATCAAAAATTAATAATTTCAGATAATTGTCGTAAAGCGAGAATATTACAACAATGTAAAAAAGTTGTAAGAAGTGATGGTAAAATATTTAATTCTATTAAAGATGCTAGTAATTGCAATGAAATTTTGAGAAGACATATTAGTGATGTATGTAATGGTAAAAGAAAACACGCAGGCGGTTATTCTTGGAAATATTATAATTAAAAAAATGGGGTTAATACCCCAATATATCGCGGGGTGGACAAGTGGTCTAAGTCGCCAGGCTCATAACCTGGAGGTCGTCAGTTCGAATCTGACCCACCGCAACCAAAAAAATACTTGACAAAACATTATAAATTTGATATAATGTAATTGTTATAAAATAGAACACAAAGAGTTCCTAATATTACATCCTTAGCGGAAGGGCAAAATTTCGTTCCAAATACTATATTACTCTTCGTTCTATTATATATAGGCATAGAAACTTCCTATTAAAAAAGAAAATGTTTAGGATATATGGTTATTTAGTTTCCGCCTAATTAAATTGTTATATTATTGACTAATAGAGTTCCTTTAATTTGGTCTTGAAAACCCCGGGTTATAGGTTCGAATCCTATCATCTTGCGAATGCTGGATGTAGCTCAATGGGTAGAGCAGGTATGTTACTCTTCGTCAATTAATATATAAGATATATTGGCAAAAATGGTTCCTATTGTAGGCCTGTTAAGCCAGAGGACGTTGGTTCGAATCCAACTTAAGGAGTTTTCCTTAATAGCTCAGAGGTTGAGCGCTGTTTATTACCATTCGCCAATAAAATAATAAAATATAGACAAATGAAGTTCCTTTTATTACAGTAGATGGTTCAATTCCATCAATACGCGCCATTTTAGCGTATTCAGGTTAAAAGCTAAATTACTTCACGTCTATTTAAAAAGTTATTAATAGGCCAATACGGTTCCTTTATAAAAGTTCAGGGAACTGGTACGCGTTGGTTAGAATCCAACCTCCCCGACCACTATTATTATATCGGGGAGTGGTGAAGAGTTTAACACGCCAGTATATTTTATTACCGTTCGCCTTATTAATATAAATGTGTCATAGTAAGTTCCTTAATTAACGCGCCTTTGGGGCTATTGCGACGCTCCGTTCACTTTTGTGATAAACTACTTATCGACACAAAAATAAAAGAAAGAGAGAGATTTAGAGATTATGGAAAAAGAGGTTTTAAGATTATTTAAAAGTTATTTAGGAGAAAAATCAGAAAGTTTTTCTAAAGAAGGATTAAAATATGGATTATTAATTCCAGATACTGCTAATGAAAATATCATTAAAGAAGCAATAAAGCAATATGGTAAAGACGGCGAAAAGTGGAATCAAACTTTTCATAAAGATTTTGAAATTGTTAAAAATGCTCCTATTGAAGATTTAATTGCACAGCAACTAATTCATTATATAACAACTTATGGATTTGAATCTTTGGGATTTTATGACCAAGATTTAGTATATCTACCAAAGGAAAAATTAGAAATCCCAGAATTAGTAGTTGATAGTATTGAATTATTACCTATTAAGCCTATTGCAGAAAAAGAACTAACTGAAAAATTAATGGTTTTATTAACAAGTGGAATTGCTTTATCAAAACAAACAGTTTCAGATATTATGGTTTTATCCGATTATATTGATAAAGATAGATTTGATGAAATTGTAAATAGAGAAATTAAAACAACTTTATATGATAAATATAATATAATGCCAAGAAATCCTGAAGAGTTTTTAAGATATTTAATTTTTAAAACAACCGGTGAAACGTTAAAAATTCAAAATGTTGCAATGTTTAAAAAGATTAATGCAACAGATAGGAATAAAGTCTTATCAATGATTAATTCTTATATTAACAAGACACCAAATGGATACGAAAAATTATCATCTATATTTTTAAGAAATAAAAAGATATTTTTAGCTTTTAAAGTTGATAAAGCCGATAAAAATAATCAATCTTATAAAATAGAAATGAATAAGATTATTAATAAATTAAGAAAATTAGCAATAAATAATCATAAACCTTTAAATAAAAATATATTAGATTGCTTAACTGATAAAAATTTAAATGTTAATTTAAATGAATTACCAAATATGTTAAATGATATAACTATATTTAGGGAAATCAGAATATTAAATGGTATTTCTTATAGGTTATATGGTTCTAATAATATCGTTCACAGAATTAGAAATGGTAAATCCTATGTTAGAGTGCTTGAAAATAAAACATCTGATGAAGTATCAAGATTAGAAAATTTACATAAGATAGTGTATAATCACTTAATAAATAGATTATCTATAAAAGTTTCTGGTAAAACTATTTATATACCATCAAATATTACGTATGCTGCTCCAACAAGTGAAAAACAATTTAATGGGAATATTCCAGATGGTTCTTATTTAGAAATTCCTAGAACAGATAATATGGTTTATGGTATTCATTGGACTAATATATTATCTAAAAAATCAAATAGTAGATTTTATGGAGAAGAAGGTTCAATAACAACATCTACCGAAAGAGTTGATTTAGACCTTAAACAAATGAATAAGTCAGAAGTATTTGGATGGGATGCATCATATAGAAGTTCTACAAGTGATATATTATTTAGTGGTGATATGACAGATGCACCATTACCAAAAGGTGCTACGGAATTATTCTATGTTGGACAAAATTATGGATATGGTGCTTTCTTGGTTACATTAAATAATTATACTCAAAATAATGCAAATGTTCCATTTGAATTTGTTATCGCAAAAGCAACTCATAGACCAGAATATAGAACTAATTATGTTGTAGACCCTAATAATATTTTAGAAAAGGTCGATATGGTTGTAGAAAAAGACAATTATCAAAAGACAGTTGGATTCATTGTAATTGGAGATACAATAAAATTTTATTTCAATGACTTTAGTCAAGGAGCTCAAAGAACTTCAAGGCAAGATAATGTAACAATGGGAACATTTGATTACCTACAATCATATAGTAAAGTTCAATTAAAATTAAATGATTTATTAAAAGATGCTGGAGCGATATTAACAGATAAAGAAACTGTCTTAAAAGCAGTTGTCAAAGAAATTGTTGATGAAAACGGAAATATTAAAGAATTAACAACAGAGGAAAAAGAATTCCCAGTAGACTATAATTTATCAACATCAGCAATATCAAAAGAAACATTAATAGATTTATTAAGTTAAAAAAAATAAAGACACCCAGTAAATGACTCATATAATAAATAAATTGAGAAGCCTAGAAATTAATTTTAGGTATGGAAGTCGAAGACAACGATACTATAACTTTAAGTTAAGGATTCACTATATTTTACTCAATAGAGGTTTTCATATAGTTGGTGCCGTATCAATCCTACTCCGGTGGCGGAATCGGTAGACGCAACGGACTTAAAATCCGTTGAGAGTAATCTCGTGAGGGTTCAAGTCCCTCTCGGAGTACCAATTTCTTTCAAAGCAAATATCGTATGTGGCTAGTTATAAATAGTGAGAAAAAGATGGCTTGTCAGCTTTAGCTTATTTTTCTGGCGGGATACGACCCGCCCTTTTTACATATAGCGCTGTAGTTCAGTTGGCTAGAACGCACGGTTCATACCCGTGAAGTCGAGAGTTCGAATCTCTCTGGCGCTACCAATTTGGAGGTTTGATTATGGATGTAATACTTACCACAAAATGTAACTTAAAATGTGGCGGATGTTGTTATTTATTTAATAAATATAAAGATGGAGAGTTTTTAGATGCAGATAAAATTATTGCAAATATGAATAAAATTAAACCATCATTAGAGAAATATAGAACGATATCTGTAATTGGCGGAGAGACATTTTTATATCCTGATTTGGTTAAAATATGTGATTATATTAAAGATTTAGATATAGACCAATGTGCAATCTTTACAAACGGAACTATATATCCAAATTATATAGAAGAATTATGTAAAACAATGAATAATAAATTCCATATAATAATTGGAGGATATGGTAATGAAACGGTAAAAAAGAAACTGTGTGATATATTTACTAAATATAACATAAGTCACGTTATTAGACCAGATGATGATGATTGGATAGAACACGGTGATTTCATAGACCATAAAGAACCAAAAATAAAGTTTTGTGATTTTAGATATTTAACATTGATGAAAGATAGAATATATGCTTGTGGAAGATTTGCTCAAGCTGTAAATCTAGGATTGATAGATATTAAACATATGACACAAGATGAATATATAGACATTAATGATAAAGATATTCTAATGAAAATAGACAAAATGATGGAAGAATCATATTATAAATTTACTAGCACTTGTAAATATTGTTTACGAGGAACTAAAAGAGGAATAAATAGAACTCAAGGTTCCTGATTAATATTGCTCCAGGAGCTCGTCTGGTAGAGCAATCGGCTGTTAACCGAAAGGTTGCAGGTTCGAAGCCTGTCTGGAGCGCCATATGTGGGAATAGCTCAATTGGTAGAGTCTCTGCCTTCCAAGCAGATTGTTGCGGGTTCAAGCCCCGTTTCCCACTCCAAATTTATATAGAGGTATAGTTCAGTCGGTTAGAGCGCTGCTCTGATAAGGCAGAAATCGTAGGTTCGAGTCCTACTACCTCTACCATCCAATTGAATAAAGCTCTTAGAGTAGTATGATACGTAGGTTAAGAGGACGTGGCCGAAAAGAGAGTTTTTAGATATAAATATAGCAATAAATAATTTACTTAACCACTTTATTTAGTGCTTCAGTGAAAATCTGACGTGAATCAGGATATAAGCGATACAGTATCCGCCGATATTGCCAGGTAGTCAAGCGGTAAGACACTAGACTTTGACTCTAGGATGCACTGGTTCGAATCCAGTCCTGGCAGCCAATAAAAATACATCAAGAAAGGGGTTTTAGTTATGGGTAAAAGAAAAGGTAGTTCTGGTTCAGGTGAAGGACATTATATCATTACTCAAGCTAATTTAGATAAAAAAGGTAAAACTAACAAAAAGTTAAAAAGAAATCCTATGGCATCTAAATATTTAACAGCTAAAGGTAAAGAAATAAAAGAAACAGCTGAAGCCTATGCAAAAGAACATTTTAAAAAAGGTCGTAAATATAGAAATAAAGAGGTATGAAATTATGAGAACTGTTTTTGTTGATTTAGATAATACGCTTGCTTTAAATGAAACTTGCGATGATATTCCATATACAAAGGGCTTATATTCAAATAAAAAACCTATTAAAGAAATAATTAATTTAGTTGATTATTACTATAGAGATATTGCCAATATAATTATCATAAGCAGATATGTTGGAGGAGAAGACGGCAAACAAGAAAAAATAGATTGGATGAGAAAACATCTTCCAAAATCATTTCTAATTAATTCTCCTTATTTGATAACAAGTGATGATATTAAAACAAAAGCAGACTATATTAACGAATATGCTATATCTAATAATATGAAATTAGAAGATTGTACTATTATTGACGATAAAAAAGAAATATTACAACAATGTAAAAAGATAGGGATAGAAGCATTATATCCTCAACAATTAATAGTTAGATATGAGGAGGAATTAATTAATGATTAAGCTTAATAGATATTTAAGAGAACTTGGCGTGGATGAAAAGAATTTTTATTTTAGACACGATGATAGTAGGTATATTCCTGATGAAGACACTGGTATTCCAAATTCACATACTTGGAGTATGGATGGAGCTTTAGCGATGATTATATATACCTATTTAAGAACCTTTAAAGATACAAAAAGATGTGCTTATCCAGCAAGATTAACTGAAGAAAAATGGGAATCTATTTTGGATGAAATGATAAAAGGGTTTGCATCAATGATTAAAGAGGAAGAATCTCATAATGCATTTAAAAGGCAAAAAAGAGCCCTCGCATTATTTAAAACATATTTTTATGATTTAGGATGGTAATATGAATAATGATAGAGAAATTAAATGCTTAAGACATACATTACAAAGCATCATAGATTTAGGTTATGATTATGATGGATATGGAAATTCTTTAGAGGGATGCAAAAGATTAATAGATGAATTTATTAATATGGCTTACGATGTATTATATAAACATCAAAGTGACACATATTTAGATGGAAATGGTAATCATATAATTAATATATTTGATGAAGTTGTTGGAGAATATAATCCAAATACCTGGGAGACAAAATATTACGATAAAAATAGAAAAGATTATTAATATGTTGACAAAATTTCAAAATATGATATAATTTATATTGAACGCTTTATTTGAGCGTTTCATAATTATTTGTTTCTGACTATAAGATTGTCGTGCTTATAGTCTTTTTTTTACGCTTTTACAAATAAAAAAAAAGAGAGACATAATATCTTATTCTGGTAAGATTTCAGTCTCTCTAAGAACTTTTAGTAATTCATCTTTACTTAATTTGTAATAACCTTTTATTTTTTTCTTTTGCGCTATTTTCTTTAATTCAATTATATTCATTTTAGAATAATCTATATTTGTCGTTTTATTCATCTTCTTTTCTTCCATCAATTTATTTAATAAATTAGATAATTCTTTAACTGCCTTATTTGCCTTCCAATCAGATATAATCATTGAAATAAAGAAATATAACGCATTTAATGTCAATATACATAATAGAATTAAAGTAACTATTGCTATAGCAATTTCCATATAATCTCCTCCTAGGGTTAATTATATATTATATTACTATTTTTTGTCAACAACTTTTTCTTCAATTTCTTCTATTTTTGCTTCTTCAACATCTTCGATAGATTTAATCCATTCCAATGTTCTTAATGAAAATGCCGCTTCATCATTTTTTCTATCGAACATTTCTATATCGCCTTTAATAGCATCAACCATTTCTGTTCCACCAATAGGATTCTTAACTCCACCTAAAAATGTTTCTAAAAAATTATTAACTTTTTTAAAAAATTCTTCTCTTTCTTCTGGTTTGTAATAAGCTAACACATCGGCAACTATTTGTAATGATAAATCATTATAATTATTATAATAGCCCTTCCATTGTTCGATTTCTTTTTCTAATAAATCTTTTTTAATTTCCATATTATTTATTCCTCCTTATTTTCATTATTTACCAGTTGAACCAAGACCTCCGACTCTTTCACTATCGGTTTTATCATCATCAACTATGAGAAATTTAGTAAATATTCCCTGGGCTATTTTGTCTCCAATATTAATTTTATAATCAATATCCATAGGATTATAAAATTTAATCCACATATGACCTTCATTATCTGGATTATTATAATAATCACTATCAATAATGCCTGTTGTATTAGAAAGTCTTATATTTGTTTTAAATCCTATAGAACTTCTTGGATATATCATTAACACTTCATCTGCTTCCATAATAACCTTTATTCCTGTTGGTATTTTTGCCGTATTATGAGCTGGAATAATAATGTCAATTGGACTAAAAAAATCATATCCGGCACTATTTTTAGACCCTCTTTTAGGGATTTGATGTTTTTCATAATCAATACCGCTTATTTCATCTTTAGTCCATTGCTCTTTACTAATTTTTTCAAACTTTCTCATTTCTTCATCTCCTTTTTTACTAATTTTTTAACCAAGCCTTTTTCTTGTGCTTCTTTATATGGCATTGCCGTGAAACTATATGTATTTCCTTCATTATCCCACATATAATATTTATTGTCAAAAGGTTTGTATTCTATGCCAATTAATTGAGGATTCTCTTGTATTGAAGTTGCCTTCATCAAATCGTCTCCTCCTAGATAATAATTTCTTTCACGGATAAATCTTTCAAGCTCCCAAGGATACATAAATTTATTTCTTCCTTCTTAAAGACATTTTTTTATCACAAAAAGTTTCTAATTCTGGGGATATATTATAGATGTTTCCTTTATCATCAAAATCGACATCAACCCACCAACAAGATTTATCATTAGCCAAACCTTTACCTCTACAATAAGGTGTTTGGTCTTCTAAACAACTTGTTTGGAAACAATGTGTATTATCTTGTTTCATATAGAAACTTTGATGAATATGCCCCGTTTGTAAAATATCTGGTCTTTCGGCAAGAGGTATAGAATCTAAATATTTTTGTAATTTATATGATTTAGCATAAGCAGAACCACCAGAACCGTGGAATAATCTTATTTTAAGATTACCTATTTTCATATCAGCAACATCAGCACCCAAATATTCAATATCATCTCTTTGTTGTGCTATAGATTTTACTATTTCACTTCCCGCTGACTTATACCACCAATCATCGTGATTTCCTTGTATAACATAAGTTTTACCACTAAATGTAGGATATTTTTCTACACAATATTCAACCTGACCTTCATATGATGGTTCTCTTAATTCATATACTTGCTCTGGCCTATTCGAACGGCCATCTGTGAAATCTCCAGAGTGTAATATATATTTAACTCCATTTTTTTCAGCCTTATCATATAAATATTTTAAAATATCTAATCTGTCATATTTGCTTGCCAAATGGGTATCACTAATTAATAGTAATTTTAAATGCTCCAAATTATATGGTAATTCATAAACATCATTATGTTTTGGTGGAGTTTTCATCACAATAATCTCTCCGTTAACATATTCAATGTTATACCCTTGTTGATGCATCATTGTAATTAAACCGGCAACCTCATAATCTTTTAATTCTAAATCCTTACAAATTTGAACAAAAGATTTCTTTTTTTTTGCCATATAATAAATTTTATCACAAATTTGTTTTATTTTTTCATCTTGATACATATAATTACCTCCCTATAATAATTATAAATATCCTTTTTTACAAATCTATTCTATTATGTATATATTCTTTTTTAATTAACTTGCGCCCTTTATCATCTTCATCTTTTTGATGTTTAGATTCAAAATATAATAGCAACTCCCTAATTCGTTTAAGATTTTCTATATTTAATTCGCCTTTTATATTTTCTTGTATCATTTCACTTGTTAATAACCAAAATATTTCTTCATCTATTCTTTCTATCAAATGCAAATAATCGTGTGAAGTTGACTGTTTTAAAATAGCTCCGTTCCATTTTAAATAACCATCCCCTAAACCCATTCTTTTGCAATATCTACGAGCTACAATTAAGTGATGAAAACTAAGTTCTTTATTATTACGAAATGTATATCCCATAAAATCGTAACCTAATTTATTAATTTTAAATTCCGCAATCATATCGCGTGTGATTTCTTTCATAAGCAAGACTCCTTTACTATTGATTAAAGTGTCTCCTTGTTTTCTAAATTATTTATTTCTAAACAATAATGCAGTATATAAAAGCATTGCACCAAACCATTGTAACGATACTGGCCAATCTCCTTTTGTAAAAATATTTACAATCAAACTTCCTAAGGCTCCAGTTACCATTAATGCTGGGAATACTATTTTTAATATATCAACTAAATTATTCATATAATATTGTTTCTCCTTCTTTTAAGCTCTTTTGAACATCTATCACTCTTTGATTGGATGAGCCTTTCCATTTTAATGTTATATCTCTAAGTTCTTTTTTAAATTGTCCATCAATCACGATATCAATATGTTCTATTAAATTATCACATCTAACACTCTCAAACTCAAAATTACCGCCCGTATAGAGCCAAACTTTCTTATTTGGATAAATATGTTTAACTCGTCTTAAAAGTGCCGTAAGAGGCTCTATATTGCGTTCTACGAGAGGTTCTCCTCCAAGAATAGTTAATCTTTTAATATAATCTGGTTTTAATAATTCTATAATTAAATCTTCCTCTTTTTGAGTCCATTCTTTTCCTTTGTCAAAATCCCAAGTTTCTGGATTAAAACATCCAGGGCAATGGTAGGGGCACCCTTGTGTATATAAGGATACTCCAAACCCTTCTCCATTGATAGCTTCACATTTATCTATTAAATTATATTTCATTATTTCGCTTCCAATTTTTCATTTTATTACTATGCTTATATCTATCTTCGGTTTCCTTTTGTTTTCCCCAATTAAAAGCAGTTTTATAATCACCTGTTAGATACATAATATCTTAACTATTATGGACTGTTCCTTGCCCCGTAAGGCTGACGTGTCCAGTCTCTACATTTCGTAAAATATATCATAATCAAATATATGATGTCTTTTCGCTTTTAATTTATATCTAATTGATTCACTTGTCTTATTATATTTTTCTGCTAAATATTCTGCACATTTTGTCATAGACCTAAATGTTAATTCTTCATTATCACTCTTTATTTTAACCGGTTTTGCTAAAACATTTAATGAATGATTTAAACAATTTTGTTTTGCTTGATTTATTATTTTATTACTTAATACTCTATTTTTCATTTGTTCACTATGAGTGACGTATCTTAAATTTCTATAATCATTATTATGGGGATTTCTATCTATATGGTCTACTTCGTAACCATCAGGACAGTCTCCTAACCAACATTCGGCAACAACTTTATGTATCATTATTCTTTTAGTTCCTTCTTTTAGGTGAACCATAGTTTTATAATAACCTATTTTTGAATGGTGCATATCTAAAACAATTTTATTTTGTTTTTTAGATTTAACATTTCTAAAAATAGTTCCATTTTCATTTATTTCATATAAATATCTAAGCGATTTTATTTTACGAAACTCGAGGTTTGAATTATTTTTCATCTCTCGATACCTCCTTAATTATTATTTTACTTCTGAACCCGAAGAGGGTTCTGGTTAAGGAAATCTTATAATTAATATAAGTTTACGTCAATTTGCGGGCTTATCGTACAGGTTAACCCGTTACTCTTCTTAATTGTTGTATATGTTCACTATGACACATAGGACATCTATCATTAAATTCATCTGTATATCCACAATCTAAACAAGTGTCAGAAGGAATATTTAAAGCACATATTGAGCTTTAAACTTTTTCATAGCAGTATAGCATAAGTTTTCAGCAGGAGTGTAATATACACCAATATTTAGTTTATATTTCTTTTTGAATTCAGCGCATCTATCTTTAAATAATTGTTCAATTCTTTTAGCAAGTTCCATACCTTCAGGCGTTGTATGGTCTTTACCAATTAATATTTGAAGCGTTTCCGCTAGACCAATTTGCCCTAGAGCTAAAGTGCCGTGTTTCATTGCACTTTCAACTGTTTTACCGTCATAACCCAACATTAAGCCATTTTCATACATAAATTTAGCAGATTCGGGAGATTGTGAGCAGATATAATTATATCTTTCAATAAGCATATCTTTTGCCTCTCCAATTTTTTTATCTAACAATTCCATAAATTTATCAACATCTCTATCTGCTTCCATAGCTAATGTAGGCATTATAATTGTAACAGGACAAATATTCCCTCTTCCGTCTTTTGTTTGAGCATTTGTTCCTTCATCTGCATTTATATCTAATCCGTTGTAAGTTCTACACATTTTATCTTATGTCGCCATAAGCACTGACTATATCTTCTATCTTCCGATAGCCTTCCGCTTCGAACTGGTGCTTATCTCCAGTTCTCTAGCACATCCTATAATACTATCAAAATATTCTATAGAACCATCTATTATATTAATTCTTTTAATTTTTTTAGCCATAGGATTAAGACCTTCTATCTTAGTTTCACTAATTTTACTTTTTATTTTTTTCATTTCTTCTTCATTTTTATTTTTATAAGTATTGCCGCCACATTTATTTAAAGCATCAGTTTCATTGTAACCATATTTTTCATTTGTTGCTTTATAATATTTAATCCAATATATTTCTTTTTGATTTAATTCATCTTGATTACTTGCTTTATCAATTGCTTTAATATAGAAATTTTCTTTTCCATATTTTCTAATTGCTCTAGCAAAATGAGTATCTAACTTATTATTTATTGCATCATTTATATGCCTTTTAAATCTTTGATTTATTGGTCTAATTGATTGACCTATATAAACTTTATTATTTTGAATATTTGTTATTTTATATATCCACATATAGAAACTCCCTTTCTATATTGTGATGAATCTTAGCACGGTCTCAACTCATAGAGTCCTAACCGTTAGCAGCTTTTGCCACACCCGTTAAGCACGGTTCAAAAGGTTTTAGATGAGCTGTAGTTTACGCTTACCCATCGTTGAAACAAATGTTTT